TTTACATTGGATAATGGTCACCTTGTTCCTGATGAACCGTTCTTTGCAAATTACTTCACTGTGACTGATGATGAAGGTAATGACCAGGGGTGGAATTGGTCAAAGATTCCGCTGATACCTTTCAAGTACAACAGTGAAGAAATACCATTGATAAAAAGCATCAAATCATTGCAGGATGGCTTGAACACCATACTTTCCAACTTCCAAAACAACATGGAAGAAGATGCAAGGAACACAATCTTGGTGCTAGTCAATTATGATGGTGAAAATCTTGGTGAATTTAGAAAGAACCTTGCAACTTATGGTGCTGTTAAGGTCAAGACTGTTGATGGTGCAGCGGGTGACTTGAAAACTTTGCAGGTGGAAGTGAATGCCGACAATTACAAGGCAATCATTGAGATATTCAAGAAGGCAATCATTGAAAATGCAATGGGTTATGATGCCAAAGATGACCGCTTGAATGGAAATCCAAATCAGATGAACATTCAGTCCATGTACAGTGACATTGACTTGGATGCAAATGAAATGGAAACCGAATATCAAGCTGCATTTGAAGAATTACTTTGGTTTATCAATTGTCATTTTGCAAACACTGGTCTTGGTGACTTTGAGGATGAACCAGTTGAAATTATATTCAATCGTGACATGTTGATGAATGAAGCAGAAATCATTGAAAACATCAACAAATCAATTGGAATTCTTTCTGATGAAACACTGGTTGCTAATCATCCTTGGGTTAATGACCCACAAGCTGAACTGGAAAGGAAGAAAGCTGAAAAAGAAGCTGCAATGGCAGAATATCAGAATGCCTTCAAGCCTTACCCTGGTGAAGGTGGTGTTGTAGATGAAGAATAGTGCTTATTGGAAGATACGGTTTGAACAGCTTGAAGCTGCATCCAATAAGAATGCTATTTCTACTTTCAACACTATTCAGGAACAATATATTGCAGCAGAAAGGGAAATTGAAAGGCAGATTTCAACCTGGTATCAAAGGTTTGCAAAGAACAACCAAATCACAATGGCAGAAGCAAGGAAGTTGCTGACATCTGGTGAACTTGCTGAATTCAAGTGGAATGTTCAGGAATACATTAAGTATGGTGAACAAAATGCACTAAATCCTATTTGGATGAAAGAACTTGAAAATGCATCTGCAAGATTCCACATTTCCAGGCTTGAAGCTTTGAAACTGGAAACACAGCAGACCATTGAAAAGTTGTTTGGTGGTCAGGTTGATGAAGTTGATAAGTTACTAAAAAAGACTTATTTACAGAACTACTACCACACAGCATATGAGATTCAGAAAGGTTGGAACATTGGATGGGATATTGCAGCAATTGATGAAAGGACTGTTGAAAAGTTAATTTCAAAACCATGGGCAACTGACGGAAAGAATTTCAGTGACAGAATATGGTCAAACAAAGCTGCCTTGATTGATGAAGTTCAGAAACAGCTTACAAGAACAATCATGCTTGGTAAAGAACCTGATGATGCAATCAAAGCTATTGCTGCAAAGATGAAAACATCACAGGGGCAAGCAGGAAGGTTGGTGATGACTGAATCCGCTTATTTTGCTTCACAGTCACAGAAGGATGCTTTCAATGCACTGGATGTTGAAAAGTTTGAAATTGTGGCAACCCTGGACAGTCACACATCTGAAATATGCAGGGAACTTGATGGGCATGTTGAAGATATGAAGAACTATGAACCAGGGGTTACTGCTCCCCCCTTCCATCCATGGTGCAGAACAACCACTGTTCCTTATTTTGAAGATAACTATGGGGAAAGAGCAGCAAAGGGTGCAGATGGAAAGACTTACTATGTACCAAGCAATATGAAATACAATGACTGGAAAGAAACATTTGTTGATGGTGGTTCAAAGTTAGGACTGAAAGAAGTCAAAGAAAATGATATAATTGATGAACCACTATTCCCCAAAGAAATTGCAGGGGTTAAGCGTGGGTCACCAATGACATTTGATGATGCAAACCATGGAAAACCAAATCCGAACTTCAAACAAAGTCATGGGTATCAGATAAACTGTCAAAGTTGTGTTGTTACCTATGAAGCAAGGTTGCGTGGTTACAATGTTCAGACCTTACCGAATACAAAGGGTTCAATGCTTGATAAGCTTTCCAGGCAAACAAATATGGCATGGATTGACCCTGCAACTGGTAAACACCCTGCTTATATCTTTGATGAAGCTGCAAATACTGTGAAGAAGTTTTATGATTTCATTGAAAAGACAGTTGAAGCACAGAAAAGGTACACACTTCAATTTTCTTGGAAAGGAAGAAGCAGGTCAGGACATATTATTTCAATGGATAGGGATGAACAAGGTGCTTTAAGATTATATGACCCACAAACAGGACAGACTTACACTGGGAAACAAATCAATGCATATCTTGGTAGGTTGAAGTTTACAATGTCCATTGGTGGGGTCAAAGTTTCCACACCACCAAAGATTTTAAGAATTGATGATAAACAGTTCAACCTTGATGTGGTGAACTATATCATGGAAGGGGTGAAGTGATGGAAATTGAAAAAGTAAAAGCCTTTGCAAAGAAACAGGGTTATGATGATGTTCTGTACATTGGAAAGTGGAAGGAATTTGATGCTTATGAACCAGTGTTCAAAGGTGAAGATGTTTCCTTCACTGGTGTTCCCCTGCTGATTCTTGTACATGGTGACAGCATCCGAATGTCAACTGTTGAAGAAGCTTTTGAACAACTTGACAGTTAGAATGAGTGTTTCTACTGATGAAGCATCCTGAACAAGGGTGCTTTTTTCATACCCAAAACCGCCTTTTTGGTATTGTAGGCGAAAAAGAACAAGACAAATAGGACTGGACTGAACCAGGTTAAAAAATGAATTTGAAAGGATGGATTGAACAATGAAGAAAGAAGATTTGGTGAAATTAGGACTTGATGAAGAAACTGCAAAGAAAGTGGCAGAAGCATCTGCGGAAGAACTGAAAGGATATATCCCAAAGGCAAGGTTTGATGAAGTCAACAATGAGAAAAAGAAACTTGAAGGACTTTTGTCTGAAAGGGATGCACAGCTTGAAACCTTGAAGAATTCCACTGGTGATGTTGAAGCTATGAAGAAGCAGATTGCAGACCTTCAAGCTGAAAATAAGAAAAAGGATGAAGCACATGCTGCTGAAATCAAGAAGCTGAAAGTGGATTCTGCTGTTTCCGCTGCGCTTGCTGCTGCAAAAGCGAAAAATGAAAAAGCGGTCAGGGCATTGCTTGACATTGACTATGAAAAGGTTGAACTTCTTGAAGATGGTACAATCAAAGATTTGGCTGACCAAATTAAGAAGCTGACCGAAGCAGAGGATTCCAAGTTCCTGTTTGACACCGAAAAGAAAAAGCAGACATTCAAGGGTGCAAAGCCTGGTGAATCAGGCAATGATGACGGTGACAACGTGATGACCCTTGACAAGTTCCTTGCTTTAAGCACAGAAGAACAGATTCGTTTCAAGAATGAAAACGAAAACTGGAAAGAATTATTAAACATCTAAAATTGTGAAAGGTAGGTAATTAACTATGGCAACTTATTTGAATTTCCCCTTTGACCCTGAATTGTTTTTGCTTAACTGGCAGAATGAAAAAGACCCCACAATGACAGCTTTGCTTGACAGTGGTGCAGTTCAGGCAAATGACAAAATCAAACAACTTATTTCCAACGGTTCAGATTATTACACCATCCCCTTCTATTCGGTGATTGGTGGAACACCTGATAACTATGATGGTAACACAAATATTTCAACCGAAGAAGTAACAGGAAAATCCCAAAGCGGTATTGTCTATGGTAGGGCAAAAGGCTGGAAAGACAGAGATTTCATTCGTGACTTCAACAGCGGTGCTGACCCCATGAAGCAGATTACTTCACAGGTGGCAAGGTATTGGCAAAAGTACAGACAGAAGGTTATCCTTGCAATACTGAACGGTATCTTCAACATTGCTAATGATAGCAGCGAAGCTTGGGATGAATGGCAGAACCACACTTTCAGCATTGCAACTATAACTAATAGTGTAACAGCAGCAAACAAGATTGGTGCAACCACAGCAGGTGATGCTGTTCAGAAGGCTGTTGGTGATGCGTTCAATGAATTCAGTCTTGCAATCATGCACAGTAAGGTTGCAAACACTTTGGCAGGACTTGAACTTCTTGAATACCGCAAATACACAGACCCCATGGGCATTCAAAGACAGTTAAGGCTTGCTGATTACAATGGATTGACTGTCCTGATTGATGATGGTGTTCCTGTGAAAGACAGTGCATCTGCATCAGGCGCAAAGGAATACACCACTTATCTGTTTGGAACTGGTGCAATCCAGTATGCTCCTGCCCCTGTGGATACACCTGTTGAGGTTGTTCGTGAAGCAAAGAAAGATGGTGGTTACAACGAACTGATTACAAGGATTCGTGAAACCTTCCATCCAAATGGATTCAGCTTTGTGAAACCCAATGATTCTTACACTGCTTCCCCCACTGACAATCAGCTTGGTGCAAATGCAAGTGGTTCTTCCAACTGGATAATTGCAGGAAATCCGAAGAACATTGCAATTGCAAGAATCATTTCCAATGGCTAATAACAAGCCGATTAATAAAGTGGAAGGGGGTTGAACTGATGTTCATTGTTATTGAAAATCGTGTGTATGCTTCCACAAGAAATGCATCAGGTAAGTATCCGCTTGTATCCATAACAAAGGATGCAAGCGGTACTGTTACTATAAAGGATGAAGATGAAGGCATCACAACCCTTCCTGCAATGCACAAAAGAATGACCTTGGAAGAAGTTATTGCAGCTTTCAATATAACTAGTGAAACAAATAATGGTTACAAAGAAGCTGTTGATACAAATGAGCATAAACCTGTTACGGTAACGAAAAGAAAGACTGCAAATAAAAAAGTTGCAGGATGAAAGGGGTGATAGCCAATGGCTGATATATCTGACAGACTGGAAGCTTTAATTCAGACTATACAGAATGTATCAAGCCTTGGTGCATCCTTTGTTTATGATGTTGGGAAGTTGCTCGAATCGTTCGGCTATGAATTGCAGAATGGTGATGACTGGCTTCTTGGCTTCTGCATTCAGAAGGTAGAAAACAACATCAAAAATGAATGCAATGTTTCAAGCGTTCCTTGCGGACTGAAAAAAGTAGCTGCACAGATGGTTGTTGGCGAATTTTTATTCGCAAAGAAAGGGATTGGGCAATTACAGGGTTTGGATATTGACATTGATGCAGCAGTCAAGCAAATTCAGGAAGGTGACACAAATGTGACCTTTGCCTTTGGCAATGGAAGTATGACACCTGAACAAAGATTGGATTCGCTGATTGCTTATTTGATGACAAGCGGTAAAAGTCAATTTGTCCATTACAGGCGGTTAAGATGGTAAGAAAAGCGATTGAAAGCCTGTACAAAGATAAATGTTCTATTGTGGAATACAGGTCTTATAAAAAGGCAAATAAATCCACTGGACAGAAAGAATTTACCGTTCTTGAAAACCAACCCTGTAAATTGTCCTTTTCTACAATCAAAAGCAACATAGAAACCGCAAGTGCTGAAATGGTTACACAGGTGGTTAAGCTGTTCATTGCGCCTGAAATTGTTATTAAACCAGGTTCAAAGATAATTGTTGAACACCAAGGCAGAACAACTGTATATAAGAACAGCGGTGAACCTGCAATATACCCTTCGCACCAAGAAGTGATGCTTGAACTGTTTGATGGGTGGTCATGATGGGCAAAAGTGTTAAAGTTTACACCAAAGGACTTGAACAGTTCAGGGATAGGTTGCAACAATTGAGTGAAGAACAAGTCCAAATATTCATTACTTCATGTGCCAAAGAACTTGCTGCAAGGTTGTTGGCGAAAGTCATTAAAAGAACACCTGTTGGTGATTATGGAAAGTCCATCATGCGTGATGAAACAGGTGAAGCTATCCGATACAAAAGCGGAAAAAACAAAGGCAAGGTCAAAAAGCAAGTGGTCAAGAAGGGTGGCACATTAAGAAGGGGATGGACAGCTAAAACCGAAGCAGAAGCTGAAAGTGGCACAGGTAAAGGCAAGGATGCAGTTGAATATGCAAATTCGCTGCCAATTCGGAAAGTTGGTAGTGATTACATCATTGAAATTATAAACCCTGTTCATTATGCATCCTATGTTGAATTTGGTCACAGAACCGCTAATCACAAAGGTTGGGTTGAAGGAAAATTCATGCTGACTATTTCAGAACAGGAACTTGAAGCTGATGCACCAAGGGTGATTGAAAACAAGTTGATTAAGTACCTGGGGGAATGCTTTAAATGATAAACAAAATTATTGATGGTATATGTGAAAAATTAAATGAATCATTCGGTGATGGGTACGAAATTTACACTGAATTGAAGAATCAGGGTTTGAAAGAACCCTGTTTTTCTGTTACATGTGTGAATCCCATCAGCAATCAGGTGTTGGGCAATCGGTATTTCAGAAACAACTTGTTTTCCATCTTGTACTTCCCTGCATCTAAAGAACCCAAAAGTGAATGCTATGCGGTTCTTGAAAAGCTATATCTTGCATTGGAAACTATCAAAATCAAGGAAACACTTCCTGATGAATCCATCAAGGAAAGCTTGGTCAGGGGTACAAACATGCGTGGTGAATTGGTGGATGGTGTTCTGAACTTCCTTGTGAACTTCAACTTGTTTGTTTATAAGGTTGAAGATGCAGACCTGATGGAAGAAGTAATTCAAAAATCGGATTTGAAGTAACGAAAGGATGGATGAAAACCATGGCAAAAGAGCATAAAGAAACTGACAATATTGAAGTTAAGTTTTCAAAAAGTCAGTTGGTTGAATCCAAGAGGTTCAGTGGTCTAAAAGACTTGTTGAACACCATCTTGGAAGATGGCAAAGAATACACTTTGGATGAAGTTGTGTCCAAGGTGGACAAATACATGAAAGGTAAGGTGAAATAATATGGCACTGGGCGGTGGTACTTTTGTTACACAGAATAAAATACTTCCTGGCAGCTATATCAATGTAATCAGTGCAGCTTCCGCAAGTGCAGAATTGTCTGACAGGGGTATTGTTGCAATTCCACTAAATTTGAAGTGGGGTCAGGAAGGTGCTGTTATCACAGTTGAAAAAGGCGATTTCCAAAAGAACTGCTTCAAGTTGTTTGGGTACTCTTACACTGATGATGAAATGAAGCCTTTGCGTGAAATCTTCATGAATGCAACCAAAGTATTTGTGTACAGACTTGGAACAGGCACGAAAGCACAAAACACTTATGCAACAGCAAAACATGCCGGCGCAAGGGGTAATGACATAAAGATTGTTATTTCAACCAATGTTGATGATGCAAATAAGTCTGATGTCAAGACCTATGTTGGCAGTCAACTTGTTGATAGTCAGACGGTTGTGACAGCAAGCAAGACAACTGCACTTGCTGACAATGATTTTGTTGTTTGGAAAGATGATGTTGCACTTGACAATACAGCAGGAACATCTTTGGCAGGCGGTGCGAATGCAACCATAACTGGTTCAGACCATTCAACTGCACTTGGTGCTTTGGAAGCTTATGCTTTCAATGTACTGATTTGTGATTCTACTGATGAAACTACAAAAGGATTGTACAGCAATTTCACAAAGCGTATGCGTGATGAAGTCGGCATCAAGTTCCAGTGTGTTGTTCATAGGTACACTACACCCGATTATGAAGGTGTTGTTTCTGTTGAAAACAATGACACACCTGAATTGGTTTACTGGGTTGGTGGTGCTTTGGCAGGATGTGCAATCAACAAGTCCTTAACCAATAGGCAGTACAATGGTGAATGTACAGTTGATGTGGACTATACACAGACTGAACTGGAAGCAGCCTTGCTTGCAGGAAAATTTATATTCCATGCTGTGGGTGATTCGGTTAGAGTGCTTGAAGATATCAACTGCCTTGTTACCACAACTGCTGACAAAGGTGATGTATTCAAAGACAATCAGACCATCAGAGTTATTGACCAAATTGCAAATGACATTGCAACCTTGTTCAATACAAAATACCTGGGTGTTGTTCCGAATGATGCATCAGGCAGAATCAGCCTTTGGGCAGATATCGTGAAGCATCATGAACAGTTGCAGACTATCAGAGCAATTGAAAATTTCAGTGATTCTGATGTGTCTGTCACACAGGGAAATACAAAGAAATCAGTGGTGGTCAATGATGTTGTGACCATTGTGAACACAATGACACAGCTTTATATGACCTGCATTGTGCAGTAAGGAAAGGGGTGTAATTTGCAATGCTTAACAACATAGTTATGAAAGGCAAGGATGCGATTTCCGCAAAGCTTGCCGAATGCTTCATCACCATTGAAGGCAACAGATACAACTTCATGCAGATGATTAACTTTGAAGCAAAATTTGAAAAGAACAAGACCGAAGTTCCCATCCTGGGCAAGACTGGTGTTGGGAATAAGGCAACTGGTTGGAAAGGCAGCGGTTCTGCAACTGCACATTACAACCAGTCAGTTTTGAGAACCCTTTTGCAGAAGTACAAGGACACTGGTGAAGATGTTTATTTTGAAATTCAGGTCACCAATGATGACCCGACAAGTGCAGCAGGAAGGCAGACCATTGTATTTCTTGACTGCAACACTGATGGGGGTATCCTTGCAAAGTTTGATGCTGATGGTGAATACCTGGATGAAGATATTGACTTCACCTTTGAGGACTTTAAGATGCCTGAAACATTCAAACTTCTTGATGGTATGGTATAAAAACACAAGTATAATGCCCCTTGGGATAGTTCGGTCTTGTGCGAACATCCAGGGGGCATTTTTAATCATTAACATTGAAAGAAAGGTGGATATTATGTCAAATTTGAAACTGTTTTTGAAACAGAATAAGAAAGTCAGAGAAAATACAACTTACCCTGCAACCAAATCCCTTTGTGATGAAAATGGGAATCCCCTGCTTTGGGAAATCAAACCACTGACTACAAAAGAAAGCGAAGATATTCGTGAATCCTGCATGGTTGAAGTTCCTGTGAAAGGTAAACCAGGAATGTTCAGACCGAAGTTGAACACTTCATTATACCTTGCAAAGATAATGGTTGCATCCATTGTGCATCCAAATCTTTATGATGCTGAATTGCAGGACAGCTATGGGGTAAAGACCCCCGAAGAACTTTTGAAAGAAATGATTGATGACCCTGGTGAATACAATGACTTTGCTGCATTCATCCAGGAATTCAACGGTTTTAATACAACCCTGGAAGAAAAGGTTGAAGAAGCAAAAAACTAATTGAAGAAGGTGACAGTGATGCAGTCTTTGCACATTATTG